GCACACTAAACAACTATTAAGGAGGACAATTTACCATGTATTCTTCAGATCATTTTGGTAGAATCTTCTGGGTAGATGAAAACAATGATTTTCGATCTTGCCCACTAAATGTTAACGAAACAGGTGATTTTGACAATTCTGATTATGTATCAGAGTGGACAGATTGGGAGGGAGTTAATTATGATTTACTTTTCAATATTCATCAATCATGTATATTCAACAAACTGAATTATGCTGGATCTCTTAACATCAAAGGTGCGTAATTCATATCACTAATTAACATTAACCCATTTTCACTAATTAACAAACAATGACCCAACTTTCAACCCTAGTTAATGACATTAACTCACAACAAACTGTAGAGGAGAATGTATACAAATTAGCAGAATATATCAAAGCAGATTATAACAAATATGGTTATAAGTCTGATTACAATGTAACAATTAAGAAGGGAAGAAAGTATTACAAAGTTATTACTGAAAATTCAGTACATGCGTTTGTAGATGTAAACAATGGTGATGTATATAAACCTGCTAGTTGGAATAAACCTGCCAAACATGTAAGATTTAATTTACTACAAGATCCACAAACTTGTTTTAATAAATGTGATTGGAGTGGTGGATACTTATACCTCTAATTAACACTTATACTATGCCTATCTTTGCCCACTATCTAACAACAATTACAATGAAGTTTTCCACACGTTTTACACACTTAGCGGACATACTTGTGGAAAACAATGTATATTTTAAATGGTTAAATAAACGTTACTATGTGTTATATTCTTTGCCCTATTATGCCTCTGGTTAGTGTTATCTAAGAGCGTAACATAGCGAGATTTTTTTGTCAACAACTGCCAAGAATTGCTACAATCTCGTTATAACCCTTGACACCACAATCGTTTGCCTATATAATAACAATGTAAGCACAATCATCATGGGAAGATCTTACAAACGTAATGACCCTTATTCATCACATAAGGCGAAAAGTTTGAGAGAAAAGAGAAAACAATCCAACACTAAGTTCAAAGGAGTTACTAACAACAATCCGCACAATAATGTGGAAAAGTATTACAAACCCCGCCCTTAATTGCCCCCCTATACTATGCCCCGCATTGCCCTTTTTTGCTATGTCTAAAATAACAACTATTCAGACAATTCCACCAGTAAATGTTAAATTGTGGTCACACGGTTCTAAACACTTTTGGGCATACGATTACCCAGGAAATAGTAAGAACGGACCATTTAAATCTGAAAAGTTAGCATTACTTGACGCAACCCAATTCTCCAGTGATTCTTAATGACAATTCCACACAAATTGCAGTTATTACTTAACACATACGATAAGGGATTATTACCCCCTGATTTACAAATAGAGATGGCACAGTTCTTAATAGATTGTGACCTACATAATGAGTTGAGACAGTATCAACAACTATGCGACTATTACATCGCTGAGGGTATATGTTATGACGTGCAATTAGCATGACTAATTAACACATAGTATGCACACAGTTATTAACAATTAAGACAGTTAATTTCTGTGTGTATGTGTATATTAAAAAATCGATAAATGCTAACCTACAAAAGTATACCATCGATATCAAAAAATTTTCCCAGTAAAAAATTTCTCCAGTATGGTTTTAAACCCCAGACAAGAAAAGAAAATCGCCCTGCAAGAAACCTATAAGGATTTGGTGGGTCTTCCATGGCCTGCTCGTAGGTATCCAGGGTGTTACGATATTATACAGAAATACGCTAAGGCACAATTAGACCTCGACCTACCTAACTTCTCAGGGGTCTACCAGTCATTCGCAGATGACGCTGTAGCACAGGCAAATGGTCTATGGATAGAGAAACCTACATGGGGTGAGGAATTAGACTTTACAAACCTACAGAAGGATGACCTATTATTGTTTAGGTTATATACACAGGAAGGTAGGATTGTTACTCCAGAGAATGAGCGTATACCTAATCATGGTGCTGCTTACCTAGGTGATGGTTATATGCTACATCAACCATATAAGGAGTTAAGTCAGATAGTAGACATGAAAAGTAGTGGATGTAAGATATACCAGACATCTTGTGTAGGTGTAGTTAGGAATAACACTACATAGCAATAGACAACTGAATAATAAGTTAATGAGCAAAAGGTTTACTTTAAAGATAGAGGAGACCTACGACGGTGACTGTTATGTTAACATTCCACAGGATTTAATGGATGAATGTGGATGGAAAGCAGGAGATGTGCTAGAATATGAAGAAGAGACCGATGGGTCTGTTATCTTGATTAAAAGTGAAGAATGAGATATAATCAAATATGTCTAACGCTACTTGTGATTATTAACTTAATCAACTTAATAAAAAATTAGCGTTTGAAAAAAATAAAAAAATCGTCGTGGAAACTCCAAAGTTTAAGAGTGATGAAGAATTCATCGCTTGGGCATTACAAAATATAAGTGAAGCAATAAAGAATCTATCCAGTAGAATAGAGGCTTTAGAGGGGGCAATAGGTAGAATGCCTCCCCCTGGTGCTGATATGATTAAGTATAAAGTCCCAGGTGATGATTCCTACTCTAATTTAAAAGAGTTATTTGATAATCTGTATAAGAGGATAAATACCTTAGAGAATAATAATAAAACGTAGTGCCAGCTTATATTCAGGAAACAGGTCGAAGTTTTCCGAATCCTACTAAAGGCGGTGGTTTTAACCAAGTCTTTAAACGTCCCTCATCAGGTGAGTATACTACTCATGGAGATTACCCTGATGTAGGTAGCGGTATGGACTATAGCATCACCTTTGAGGGTGCAGGTCCAGGCACTATGCCTATGGGAAAAGATATTGTCCATTATATTGGTGATGATGACCCTACTAACGTTACCAGTGGTGGTGGAGAAAGAAGAGGAGTCTATAGATGGTATAGAGGGGTCAAAGATGACCACATGTATACACAAGACCCTCAACAAAAGAAATCAGACTTCGGTTGCGAGAATGAGTCTTGGAGGACAGCAGCAGGAGGATATAACTCAGAACCTAGGCAAGGGACACCTGTATTCTATGTAATGAGAGAGCAGGTACCTAATAGTGTGCCACTCAATACCTATTACAGTCACTGGCCTGACGATTCACAACTGACAGTAAGTAGTAATGTCCCTACTGGATTAAACGGAGTAGGTTGTGGAAGAAACAAATATTTTAATACTGGTAAGTTAGGGTATGCCTTTACTTCAGAAGCAGATGCATTAGCATACTGTAGTGGTGGAGAGACTCCTGTCCCTCTATATGAGTATCTACATCCCGACCCAGACCATTTCTATACAATAGACCCTGCTAATGAAGTTAATCTTAGTGGTGGTCCTATAGCACCTAAACATGCCTATGGTGGAGAATACTCCTACCTAGGCATTTTGTGTTGGGTATTTGCTGAACCTCCTAGAGATGCACCTACCGATACTATAGTAGACGTAGGTAGAATAGGTCCAACAGGGCAAACTCTTAACAAGAGTGGTTGGTATGACTACACTGATGATGACCAATTCTCCTATGGTGAGTCTGGATGGGGTTCTGGAGGGTGGTCTGAGTTCATGTATAGGCAAATGCGTGACTCAAATAGTAATGCAGTAGAGGGTCCACCTGCTGTTAACGGTTGGGGTAACCCAGATAACGTAGATATGCTATCTAATGATGCTCAATTTGAATGGGCTTATGGTTTATCTGGTGCTGTAAAGGGTGCTGTGCCTAGATTCCTCGGTTTTGAGGACATGTATGATGCTCAATTCGTCTTTTATTTGTTTGATACCTCCTTCCCATGGAATGGTCCTATCTTTTCTACACAGTATATCCTCTCAAATGCGAAATGTTGTCCAAATACTACTGACCCAGAGGGTTGTCCGCAGTGTGCACCAGTATGGACGTACCATTCTCACTTCTATGAGATACAATCAGACTCATGGGAGACTACAAAAACAGAGATTTCCATACATGATGAGAGTAGTACGGGTGTAAAAGAGTCATTCTGGACTATAGGAACTGAATCTACTACCCTATTCTTCCGTTATGTTACCCGTACAGGTGACTTTAACCGTGGAGATAAGATAAATGGGTGGGATATTGACGCAGTTTACTACTTTGGTGATGAATTAAAGTGTGGAATAATGGAATTAACGTGGGATCAGGGTAGTGGTGCAACGAAAAATACCTTTTCTTATCAACAATCCTTCACTTCTACGGATAATGGGGAGATAGAAGTGCTTGCTGGCTACGGTGTACCCAATAAAGCAGCGTTTTGTGGCACATATGAGTTTCCAAAGAAGATATCTTACTGGAAAGTAGAGGTAGATCCACAGGCTTTGATACCTCATCGTAAGATGGATGAGGCAGAAATGCGAGCTGTAGTCGGAGATGATGGTACAATCGTCGCAATAGACATAGTTAATGGCGGTAGAGGGTATGTTTTAGAGGATACTACCATAGAATTGACGCATCCGAGGGAAATGGATAACTTCTCTGCTACGGATACAGCAGATTTTATGGAAAATAGTATTAATAATGACACGGATTACGATAAAGCACTCGGTAATAGTCGCACAGAGAAGGGATTTAAGCGTAAAAACATGGAATCTGCTGTAAAAGCGTATGGAACGCATAGCGGAATCGTGGATTTGAGTAAAGATAAGAATAATGAGCTCTATAAACTGAAAAAAGCAGTCGTAGAAGTAGAGAAAATAGACGAAGCAGGTACAATTAAGCGTGTAAGAGTCGTAGATGGTGGTGCAGGATACAACCAAGCGAATGTTCCTACCGTAATGATAGTGCAACCAGAGAAAATTAAGGTATCAGAGGACGCATCTCAGGATGAAATAGCCGCAACTGAGAAAGGAATGCAAGAAGCATGGAATCACGAGTTTACGGATGGAGATGTGCAACCAATTTCATCTACATTTGACAAAGAAACCATGGGAATCATCGGATCTTCCATGGGAGTCTCCCCACAGGGAGAAAATTCAGGATCATCTGTCTATGTTGAGGTACCAGACTCCTATGTAAGGGCAGCTAGTGACGGTGTAGACGACGATGTAACCAAATTATGCATGAATATACCCGCAGAATGTATTAATGTAGATGCTAGGGGTTATATTTCTGATGCTATGCCTGATGAAACCCAGTTTGAAATCATATCTGGAGCAGATCCAAACGGTATAGGAGTATTTGAGAAGGAAGTGATGCCATATGCATATAGTGGCACTGCTCAAGTAGACCAATACTCAGAGAATGTCTCCCACTTATACGGTCCATTTGGTAAACAGAGGTGTATTGAGGTAAGACAACCTAAACTTTACAACATAACTCGTTGGTTTGATATGCCATGTGCGTATTTGGATGCTAACGAGGCAGGTGAGCAGAAGGCATTTGGTTATCTACCCTTTAAATACTGTGGTTCTGAGCAGAAGGATGCAACCTTTAGAGTATCACTTAGTTGTGAGGGACGTATAACTGGTAGTCAAGGTGGTGCGTGTATGGATTTCATACAGAGTTTACCTACTCCGTATCTACAACAGAAGAGACCTACACCAACAAACAATAGAACATGGAATTGTAGACGTGGTAATGTACCTGGTAGGTGTTACCGTGATCCTAGTGACCCTAATGACATTGTATTTGTGCCAGTAGGTTTGGATGAGAATACTTACGACTATAATAGGAGTAACTTTACAGAGCTAGAGCAGTTACAAATGTGGGCAGGACAGAATATTACCAGTGCAGCCGCAGTGCAGACATGGTTAGGACACCCAACCGCACAAGACCCTGCTGGTACTCCGCACTCTGTTGATTATACTGAGCTTACTGTTGCGTCATGTAGCGGAGGAGTCCCGCCAAATGAGTGTTGGGATACCTATGTGCGTGGAGTAACTGCGTCAGACGGTCCATTAGTAGTGTATAGTGAGTACGATGCTAACGGAAATGGCGGTGGTGGTAGTACCTTCTGTCAGACAAGTCAATTATATGACTCTTGTGTTGCACTAGATAAGTGTATGGATGCGTCTATTGCCATCAACCCTAAGCGTATGACTGGTAGTGGCACTAATGCACGGATGTTAATGGGTCCGTATAATGGAACTATGACCGTGCGGAATTATCTTACTGGTGGTACTATTGCACTAGATAAGAGTATCAAGAATTACGGTAACCCATACTTTGATGAGTGTAGTGAGGAGAATGCGTGGACAGAAGGCACACAGGTTAACGAGGATTTATAATGGCATTTGGATTTTTAAAACCAGTTGCATCACTTAACGGACTACCTTGTAGTGGTCACGGACTTTGTTTGCCTTCTACTATACACTCTGTGCAGAGTTGTGGTAGTCCTCCTATTCCTTATTCTATTGTAATTAAGGAATTTACATGTTGGTGGCCTCCGCACCCTACGGTTCCCTTCTTCCCTGTTACACCATTACGTGCTACAGTGTTAGTGAATCGTATTCCCATCATGTTATTGGGTGATACATTCATACCACACATTGCTGTGTGTACCAATATAATTGTGTACATATGTCCTTGTGGTAAGGCAATGTGTCCAACGCCCACTCCAATCCCTTGTAGCGTCCTTACAATCGAAGATGGTGGAGGAGTCGGTCATACTAGAATCTGTATGGCAACGACCTTTACTGTATTTGCATTGAAGCGACCTATAGGTAGGATTCTGGATCCGTTAGGAGTTGGATTCTCAGGGTTTAGTTACCCTTGTTCATCTGTGGTTGCATTTGGGCATGCAACTGTGTTAGCATCATAGTAGTTTATTTTAAATTATGGCATTATACTCGTCAACTGGTGGATATATTACTCCACCTTCAAAGAAAACAAGACAAGGAAACTCGAAAAACACAAAATTGAGTGCTACTTCTCGTAATGGAGCAAGAAAAAAATATAGGGGTCAAGGAAAATAGTCGGGAAACCCTATAAATAAACATATTGGCACTAAATATAGTCATATGCCATCGTATAGGTTCAGATCTGAAAAATATATCAGTAGAGGGTTTAAGGATTTAGCAGTCTCTTTTAAACCAAATCCTTCTACAGGAGATTTTGGCGTGGTTAAAAATGAAAACGCTATAAAACAGTCTGTCCGAAACATCATATTAACAATGTTTGGTGAAAGACCTTTTCAATATGAAATTGGGTCTAGGGTCAAGGCACTATTGTTTGAGCCTTGGGATCCATTTAGTGCTGATAGTATGAAAAGTGAAATTCATAATGCTCTGGATAGATTAGAACCAAGAATCGAAGTTAACAAAATTCAGTTAAGGGATGATTCTGACATAAATTCTATACAGGTTGGTATTGACTACACTATCGTAGGTCAAGAAAATATACAAAACGTCGAATTTCTCTTAGAGAGAGCATAATGTCCGCTATTCCATCACAATTAACGTCGTTAGACTTCTTTGAAATCAAAGAATCTATCAGATCTTACCTTAGAACTCGTAAAGAATTCACAGACTACGACTTTGAAGGTAGTTCTGCGTCATATTTGATAGATATTCTTGCTTATAACACTTATTATACTGCCTTTAATGCTAATATGGCATTAAATGAGGCATTTTTAGAAACTGCTACTGTTAGAGATAACATTGTAAGGATAGCAAAGCAGTTAAATTACACTCCAAGGTCTATAAAAGCATCTAGAGCATGCTTGAGATTGGTTGCACAGACAACAACATCTCTAAATGGCACTACATTCCCAGAATTTTGCACATTACATAAAGGTGATGTGTTTGTAGCAGAGAATGAGGCTGATACTTTTACCTTTGCATTGACAGAAGACATCAAAGTTGCAGTAGATTCATCTAGTGGAAAGGCAACCTTTGATAATGTATTGGTATATCAGGGAAATCTGCTATCATACAACTATACAGTTGATTATACAGTCAAGCAGGACTTCGTAATACCTGCTGAAAACGTTGATACCTCTCTTTTGAGAGTAGATGTATCTCCAAATGCTCAATCCTCTGAAACTGACACCTATAGTCAGGCAGCAAACATCACATCTACTGATGCTACCTCAAGGATTTACTATTTGGAAGAGGCAGATGACCTTAGATACCGTTTAGTCTTCGGTGATGGGGTTATTGGACGTAAATTAATCGATGGAGAATACCTTACTCTCACCTATGTGGTAACAAATGGTGTTGAAGCTAATGGATGTAAGAATTTTGACTATATTGGTTATATAAACGACTCAGATGGTAGAGCAATTAACCCTTCTGCTATCACATTGATTACCAAAGACGCTGCACAGGACGGTGAAGAGCACGAAACCGCACTTTCGGTTAAGTTTAGAGCACCTAGGGCATATGCAACCCAAAACAGGGCAGTTACTGAAACAGATTATGAGCATATCGTCTCTGAAATCTATCCACAGGCAGCTTCAGTGACTGCTTATGGTGGTGAGAAGTTAAATCCACCTGTTTATGGTAAAGTTTATGTCGCTATACGACCAAAAACAGGAAATAAGCTTAATGAGACAACAAAACAGAAGATAAAAAACGATTTGAAGAAATATTCAGTCGCTTCTATTGAACCAGTCATCATTGACCCAACTTCTTTCTACGTTATTCCAAAATCTTACGTTTATTACAACGGAAACGAGACTGGACTTACTGGATCGCAACTTGGTACTAAAGTTTTACAGTCTATTGATGCTTATAACAGAAATGGACAGAATAACAGGTTTGGAGGACGTATAGACGGCTCTAAATTTGGTGCAATGCTTGATAATAGCGATACCTCCATTGCAGGTAACGTTACACAGATGACTTTGGGTCAAAATCTTGATAAATTTGCTTTTGGGCAAGTTTTCACACAATGTTTAGATTTTGGTAACCCACTTTATAACCCATCTAACTATTCTGGCAATCCAGATGGAGGAGATAATGGTAATGATGGTGTTTCATGTAAACCTTCCTTCTCTGTTGCTAAATCTGGTACATTTTATGCCACAGGATACACAGAAGACCTTGTAAACCTTACTTTAAGTGATGGTGCTACTGCTGCTGCTATATCAACTCCTGGTTTAAGCACAAATGTAACAAATCAGGTGTTAGTACCAGTAAATATAAGAGATGATGGATCAGGAAACCTCATTCTAGTTACTACTAGAGATGAGACTGAATTGGTACTCAATCCTTCCGTTGGAAGTGTAGATTATGCGGCTGGAATAGTCTGTGTTGGACCGATTGCAATACAAGGCACTCCAGATGATACTGAAAGACTTCCAATTCAAGTATTACCAGCTGGTGGATCAATTAATATCCCACCAGGTGTAGATCCAACAATCTTTAACCCATCAGTCAATCCTATTGACTATACAATCAACGATACTGCAATCCCCACCTTCGATCCTAACAACTTTAATGGTTTCAATTTCGGTGATATTGGGGGCATAAATATTATCGATTATCCAACTGATACGTTCACGTATCCAGTCAGCGACTCCTGTTTCTAAGAATAAATGACTCCGATAACCAAGAATATCAACGTCTCTGATAGGGTCGAAAATCAGTTACCTGAATTTATACGCCAGGAAGACAGACAATTAGTCAACTTCCTATTTGAGTATTATAAATCACAGGAAAAAACTGGTAGACCATACGATATCCTCAACAACTTGATGAGGTATCTTGACCTTGACAAATACTCATCAGAAGAGTTGTCAAGTAGCACGAGCTTGTTAAAAGATATTGGGGTAGATGATACTAAGATAGAAATAGAGAGTATTAATGGATTCCAGACAAGAGATGGATCCATAATGGTTGATAATGAGGTCATTTACTACGAGGGAGTCACTCGTGGACCTGACGTTATTATTACACCTGGTATTTCACTTCCACAGTTTAATAAGAAGAAGCAACAACTAGAAAACCCCTTCACATCGTTTGATGGTGTTGAAAGAGTCTTCCCATTAAGTTTTTTAGGTACTCCTATAGCACCTCCTAGTGCAGAGCACCTAATTGTAGTGACATACAACGATATGCTGATTCCTGGATCAGAATATACCGTTAATGGAACTAATATATCATTTACAAATCCACCTAGAGCAAGAACAGGTGCAGATGATTCAGAATTTACTCAAGTAGTATATTTGGTTGGATATGCAGACCAGACAATCGTTACTGCTGACCAAATCCCATATCAAGAGTGGCAGAATACTCAAGTTTATCCATTAAGAGTTAATGGACAGTCTTATACTCCAACTTCTGATATTGGTTTAGTTATTAATAAAAATGGTAGGTTACAAACTCCTCAAGACGACTATACCCTCTTTGAAGACAAGGTTATCTTCAAAAACCCAGTCGGTGCTGCTGACCTTATCCATATTAGGTCTGTTGAATATGTTGCTCCTGCATATGGGTCTGGAGCCTCAGCTATTGCTCAAGTTGACACTATAGGTCAAATTGAAGCAATCATTCCTAAGGATGGCGGTAAGAAGTATCGTCTAGATTTCGCTCCTAAGGTTGCTATAACCCATAAAGATGGTATTAGTGCTACTGCAAAGTCCCTAGTTGGTGGTATTAAGGATATTAACCTTATAGATGGTGGACAAGGGTATTCTTCTTATAACCCACCTATCCCAGTAGTCGTAGCACCTGGAGATCCTAATGGATCCATTGCACAACTAAGTTTAACAATTAATGATGTAACTGGAACAGTTGATAGCGTTACTATTACTAATAGTGGTAGTGGATATGACTTTATTCCCGCTATTTCCTTTAAGAATCCTTCTGGTGCTACTATAGGTGCACCTACTATTGACGTAGAAGGTAGAGTTAACATAGGTAGCATCCCTGTTGTCACTATGGGTAGTGGATATAGTAATCCACCTACAGTTTACATTGATGCAGCACCTGGTGATGGTATCAATGCTCAGGCAGTCTCTAAAATCAACCAAGATGGTCAAGTATATGAGATTACCGTTGTTAATAGGGGTAAAGGATACATTACACCTCCTAGAGTAAAGATTGTTGAGCCTATAGGTGCTCAAGTCCTCGATGTAACGGTTGCATCAGGAAGTGTTACAAATATTGAGATGTTAACAGGTGGTAGCGGTTATACAGACGCACCATCAGTCTACATAGTTGACAAAAGGGTTGATGGATATGGAGAACCAATTGGAGGTACTGGTGCAACAGCAGTTGCCACCATTTTTAATGGTGAAATCACCGATATCAACATTACTAACTTTGGAACTGGTTATTCCGAGTCTGAACCCCCTCAAATCTATATTGCAGAACCTAAATCCGCTAGAGCATCGGTAGATGTAGGTTTTGACGAAGTAACTGGATTCGACATCCTAGAAAAGGGCAGTGGATACTCTTCTTCTGCCTTTTTGCAATGTTCTCGTGGTGTTTCTGGTCCTGTTAAGTATGATAACCTTCATAATGAGATATATGCCACTGAAGCGAATTTAAGACAGTCGGATCACCATGCAGGTGCTGCTGTAGTCAATTTAGACACTTTATTCATCAAAGAAGTCTTCGATAAGTTTAGAAGGCAGTATTTGCCGACTTTAGACATTGATTTTGCAGCAATTAACCCAGTTCAGGTAATTAAGAATATTACCGACTTCTATATCTCGAAAGGTACTAAATTATCGACTCAATACCTCTTCAAAATTCTTTTTGGTGAAGATGTTGACCTTTATTATCCAAAAGATGAAATAATCAGTCCATCTCATGCAACTTGGGTTGTAGACACGGTTTTAAGAGCCGAATTGATGGAAGGAGACCCAAATAACCTAATTGACTCCCAAGTTAACCAATATGCCGATGATGTAGACCCTAATGTTACTGCTGCGTCTGCATTGATTGAAAACGTCATTACAATCATCGAAGGAACCGATACAATCTACGAATTGGCGATTTCTGAAGAAACCTTGGTTGGAAGCTTCATTATTCCTTATAAAACTCGTCTTGTTGAGCCATTAACGACCACTGGGCAAATAATCACTGTTGACTCTACTATTGGATGGCCTGAAAGAAATGGTACCATAAGAATAAATGATGAAGAAGAAGTACAATATAAAGAGAAATCTCTAAACCAATTCATTGAATGTACCAGAAGCAAAAACGGAATTGTTGAAGATTGGGATCCAGGAACAATAATTCAGTCCGATATTTACGTTTGGACTAACTTTGGAACAGCACAGCAATGTAAGTTAAGAATATTAGGAATTGCTGAAGCAGGTACTACAGTTCTTAATGATACAGGGTCATATTACCTTCAAGGAGATAAACTAAAGGTAGCAAACCTTGGATCTACTGCTGAGGAGTTAAGACTCCAATCTTGGTTATATAACGTCAAGAAACTTATCCAAGTTACCACTATAACTCCTGGTGGAGTTAATAACCAGACTGCGACTGTAGTTTGCGGTAACCCACATGGATTATTAGTTTCTGACCAAGTTACCATATATGGTGCTAACCCAGTTGTCTATAATGGCACATTTACGGTTACATCACGTATTGACCAATTTACTTTCTCTTATCAGATAGCAACACCTACAGAGATAATTCCTACTGGTAATATTCTCTTGTCTGTTGACTTAAACAGAGGTAAGTCTGATGTAGTATCAATAAACAAGGTTGTTAGTGAATTTACAACTAACATACAGAATGCATTTTTCAACGATAACTATGTTTATGTTGCTGCTTCTGGTTTACCCAACTATAAGATTGGTCCTTTCACTGGGTCAGCTCTCATCCCAGGAAACCAAAGGAAACTCTTAAGATTCCCCAGAACAGTACAAACCGTCTCAGAAAGACAAGCAGTTGCTCCAGGTACTCCAATAGGTAGTTGGGTCAACGGTGTTTCTATATGGTCATATAAGTCTCCAGACTATATCCAGTATGGTCCTTTAACCTCTGTTAGTGTTACTAGCGTTGGTGAAGGATATGATGCAGGTGCTAAACCCAACGTAGAAATCACTGGGGGTGGTGGAACAGGTGCTACTGCTGAAGTTATAGTTAATGGTAGTCTTTCATCATTTGATGTTTTAGAACAGGGTAGTGGATATACAGAATCACCTTTAGTATCAATCGTAGGTGGCGGTGGTATTGGTGCTACTGCTCAAGCAGTTATTACTGGTGGTAGAGTAACAAGAATTCTAGTTGAGCAACCAGGATCTGGTTATACATCACAACCTAGTGTTTCTATCACAGGTGGTGGAGGTACTGGAGCAGAAGCAACTGCAAACGTTAGAGGTGCTATTTCTAGCATCAGTATTATTAATCCAGGTACAGGATATACTTCTCTACCTTCTGTTAGAGTTAACTCTGGTGAGAATGCTTTAGCACAACCAATCGTTATTAATGGTAGAATCGTATCTATCGCTATTATTAACTCTGGTAATTCTTATACAACTGCCCCTAACGTCATTATTAATGGTGATGGATTTGGTGCTATTGCTAGAGCAACTATCGGCACAGTCGGAGAAGATAAAGGTCGTGTATTAGGTGTAACTATTACCAACAAGGG